GTTGCCATAATGTTTTTCCTTAATGTTGATTTATTATGCCTCTTCTTTAAAGCCCACTGACTAAAAAGAAAAACTGTGCATAGAGTTAACTATACACAGTTTTATTTATTAACGCAACCTAAAAGGTGCTGGAAATATGGTTTATTTTGCCAATCCAGCTAAACGTAAAATCTCAGCCATTTCTGGTAAAGGTCCTTTTGGACCGTGTTTACCTTTGTTGAATTCAATATCACGTTTTAAACTATTAGTAGGTCCGCCGGCTAATGAGCCTTTACGCCCAGTTCTATCTGTTTTACGTAGGTCATCTGGACCATGTTGTTTACGGTGACCTAGTCTGTCAAAGTTAGGTGCTTTACCACCGTGATTAACGCCAAGGTCGCCACGTAGTGCTCGCATAGCATCGCCCATGTTCTTAAAGGTGCCATCGACATCCATATCATTTTCGCTGTCATGATATTCAACTTTAACTTCTCCGGTCTTCAAATTGTGTTCGATAGTTCCACGGCCGTAGTAGCCGCCTTCACCGTCATCATATTCGTAATGATCAACCTCGGGTGTTGACATGTCTTCTTCTTTGTGCCATCCGCTCCAATTACCGCTGAGTTTACTAAGTGCTGTAGCAAGATCGCCCTGTCCTTCAGCTGGCATGATATTTTTGTTAAAGTCTTTACCACCATGACCTTGATCCCCAATACCTTCCATACCTTTTTCCATTTTAGAAATAATTTCTCGTATTCTGGAAAGACCATCTTGGCCACCACCGTTGTGTTTTTCATCCCATTCTGCCGCACATTTTGCCATTTCAGCACGAGCCATTTCTTCAGCAGCCAAGGCAGCTTCTTCGCCATGCACGTCTTCAACTTCTGTTTTAACTTCTATGGCAATGCCTTCTTCTCCTTTAGGGAATGGGCCACCGTTGGGGTTGTCTTCATTGAAGTGTTGATGTACAATTCTGTGTACCATTTCTTCAACTGACTCTTCACTTTCGCTCATTGCGCCAGGAGGAGGAACCATGTCTGTGTTTTCTTGAGACCCAGTGTATGCATAGTCATCGTCAGGGTGTTGACCAGGTTTGAGCACTTCAAAGTTATCGTCGTCATAACCTTTGGCCGCAAGTTGTTGAATATACGCATCGGCGGCGGCTTCGTTGTCGAATGTACCGTGCTCGTCCCATTCGCCGTCGTCGATCATATACCATACAACAAACTGGTTATTTTCCATTGCGTTTAGAGGAGGAACCATGTCTGTATTTTCTTGTTGTTGTGACATGTCATATAAAGCACTTAGTGTGTCAGCAAGGAAATCATCATCGTATCTGATAAGATATCTTACTTGTTTCTTATTCATACCCAATTCTTCTAAAACATCGCCGATTGCGTTTATTAACGGACCTTCATCTTTGGCAGAAGTATACTTCATGCCTTTGTCGAATAATATTTTAGCAACCTTATAGCTAGTCCAATCTTCCGGAGCTTCAGAAACTGGTTGTTGTTCTTGATCAACAGCAGGAGCTTGTGGTTCAGGTTCTTGGAACAATTGTGGAGTTAAAAACTGTACTAGTTGTTCTTGACCCTGTGATGTAGCCCAATCAGCAAATACACGATAGGCGTTTTGTGTGGAATCACTGCCGGCAGCCTGTTGTAATGCTGCCGCTAAATCGCTGTTATCTAATCCGTGATCTTGGAAAAAACTTACAGCAATAGTACCATCTGTACCTAGATCAATTTTAGGCAAACCTTCACTGTCTGTTTCCATTCCATCTAATTCTTGTTTTAAATCTTCGGCTTGGTCATTGGATAGTGTGCCTGTTTCGACAGAATCTGCCCAATTGTTAAATTGATCAGAAGGATCAACATTGCCAGGAGCCATGTCTTGGTCTTGATCCATGTCTTGCTCTTCTTCGTTTTCTTTTATTAACTCATCTAAATTAACTGCGTTGGCTTCGCCCACGATTCTATGTAGCAAGGGGAAAAATTTAGATAATTCTTCTTGAAAGTTTGTTTGAGTAAATTTTGATTTGTAGTCTTCCATTGTGACAGCATCTAGTTCTGTCATTAGGTCGTCTGAACCTTCATTGAATTCTGCTATCCAACTTTCATAGTGATGTCTTTTACTCAATGCCGCTACTCGCTCTTTGAGTTCGTTTAACTTGCTCATGGCTTTTTCACTGATACTCATTGCATCGTCGTGTAATGTAGCGCGGCGAACATGGCGACTGAATTCTTGTAGTTGAGCAATTTGTTCACTCATTTCAATGATAGCTTTGCCTGCTGGATCATGCGGAACGCCACCGTGATCAACGTGTTGAGCCATGGCAAATGCTCCAGCTGGATGAATGAATGGATACTTAAAGCGTTCACCATCGGCATTTTGAATAAAGATTGCCTTGATGTTTTTACTTTGACTACGTGCGCCTGGATATGTTTCTTCTACTGCTTTTGCATGGCGAACAATAACTTCAGTTTTTCCTTTAACAGCACGACTAGTCTTTTTAGTGCTTTTTTGATTCCATCGTGATTCGTTCATTGTAGACATTGGTTCTTCCTTGGGGCTTTTACTGGCCAAATATTGAAAATCTTTTTGCTCTAAATTTGTTTTAGCAATATCACGTGTATCAAAGCGCAGTAATCTACGCATTGCAAAAAGACGCATTTCTTTTAAAAAACTATACCATATTTTTTTGGCAAAGTCATCTTTGTTTTCTGTAATACCTTGACTGTAGAAAACTTTTAGACTGCCTAATTCTCCAAGACTGACGCTTACTCGTCCAAGGTCTGCACCTTCTAAGACAAAGTCAAAATCAAAGAATCTTGCTTCTTTGGGGTCAATGGTCACAGCACCGGTGCTGTCGCCCATTTCTAGGTTTTCAAAGCGACTACGCACTTTGTCGAATAAATCTTGGCTGATAATTTGTATAGCTTGCATTTTGTTATTTATTAATAATTGCTGATGTATATAGGCATGGGCATGATCAAATCATCGTAACTTTCTTCACGCATTTTTTCATAAATTGCAGGATCCCAGTCTTGTAAAAGAATAATCATACGTAATGCCAGCAATAGACTGCTAACTAAGTCATCGTGATTACCAGTTTTTCCTTCAAAACTAATGCCTTTGGCCACAAATGTTTTTAATTCACTGATTAAACTTTTACTGTGTATTTTAAGTGTTTTAGCTTCAATGAGTTGTTTGAGTTTGGCGCAAACAGAAATTTTACTAGAGTGTGTGGTGTTAAATCCTTTACGGAAGCGTCGTACATGTCCCTTTTTAATAGGTTCGCTGACAAATAATCCGGGTATGGTTTCTTCACCGATTTCACTGATAGACACCAGCGCGGCTTCTCCCACTGCATTATTTTCAACACTGAAATATATGCTAGGTTGCGAACCTTTGGCTGAACATTCATCGGCAATGTATCTGCAGATATCCCGCAGTATTCGAGTCTGTCCTTGTATAGGTGTAAGATTATGATGCCATTCAGCTACCTGTTCAAATGTAGGTAATTCGAGAATTTGTATGGCTGCCGGGTCGCCACCTGTGCCTAGACTAGGGTCTAGTGCTACAATATAGGTACACTTTGGATCAATCTTTTTATACCACCGAACCTGGCCCATTTTCATTATGGGCTCACCGCCTACCATGTCTGAAAGGGCTATGCTATTGATCAATGTTTCATCAAAGATCAAGAATTCGCATTCATGTTCTCGGCGGAAACGTTCCTCTCCAATACGACTGCGTTCTATCTCTGCCCATTTTTCATCACGCTCTGGATGCTCTGTCCAATGTGCTTTAAACGGAAAGAATCCATTTTTTCCTGTAGTCTGTTCATTGCCAAACTCGTCAAATCGTTTGTTGGCTTCATGCCATATTTGAGCAAACTGATCTTCGTCGCTGTTTGGTGTGCTGGTAATAATAGCTTTACCACCTGTGGCCAATGTGGGCGAAATAGAAGTCCAGAATTCACTGGCAATATTAGGTGCCACAAACGCAAACTCGTCAGCGTACAGCATTGACAAGCTCATACCACGACCTGTAGTTTCTGTAGTTGTCTGTGCTACGATACGACTACCGTTGTCGAATTCTATACTTTGTTTATTGTAACTGGTAACACCGCATCGAATATGATCAGGACAAAGCTCATAGGCATATCGAATACGGTTCATAATCTCCTGAGCGCCTGTGTATTTGTGCGCCGCAATTAATATAGTGCTGTCTGGCATAAACATAGCGTACCACAACAGATAACCTGCGGCTGTAGTAGTCTTGCCTGTTTGTCGTGGTAATAAGTTAACGTTAAATCTGTGCTGGTGATAACTGTCAATTAATCGACGTTGGTACTCAAAAGCCTCGTAGCGTAGTTTACCTTTAACTGGGTGTTGAATGTAGAAAAAGTTATCTAAAAAGTGGTGAGGACCATTGACAAGATCTTGACACTTCATCAAGTCTTCAATATCTTGTTCGGTATACCTCTGCGTTGAATGCGCAGTTTTTACCAGTTTGCCGTCTAAATTTTTTGATCCCATATTTTATTTAATGAAAAAAATAGCCTCCGAAGAGGCTATTTGGATTACATCCTAATGTATTATCTTAGACCAGATAGTTTTAAAATATCTGCCATGCTTTCGTTGGCTGACTCTGGCTTTTTACCAGTTGGTTCAACTCCGGCTTTCTTCTGTAGATCTTTAATTAGATCTTCTTTATCGCCACCAGTTACAATTCTGTCAGCTGTTTTAACAGCTTTCTTACCGAATTCTTTGGCTTTGTCCATGATGCCTTCTTCTACATCTTCATCTTCTTCAACTTCTTCTACAGACTCACCGATGAACTGTTTGTATTCAGCCATTAGTCGATCTTCCATTGTGGCAAATGCTTTAGGACGGTCTCCATCCATTCTATCACCTACTCCGGGATATCCTGCCTGTGTTTGATTATGTCTAGATTTATCAATCATAGCATCTTTGCTAAATGGAGGAATATCACGTACACCTGTTGGCGTATTGTCAACAGTTTCTGTTGGCTTTTCTTTGTCATCATCGCTTACTGCATCGGCTGCATCAGTGGCTGCACTGCCTAATTTACTACCAATGTAAGCGCCAGCTAGTGATGCACCAGGAACAGGTACTGCCATACCAATACCTCGACCAATTAGGCCGCCGGCCACTGCACCACCAAGACCTTCTTCTGTTTCTTCTGCGTCACTTTCACCGACTTCAGTTGTGCCGTAAGGTTCTTCTTCTGGATACGGTACATTATCGTTAATCCATGCTTGCGCCTCTTGTTGATCAGCAAAAGGGCCAGCAACACGATCTGGATCACCAGTGCGCTTTTCATGTGTAACATACCATCCAGCTTCGTCGCCCGTTTCTTCCACTTTGGCGCCCGCATAACCGCCAGCAAGACCACCAAGTGCGCTGCCTAATGCACCGCCGACTCCAGGAGCAATCATGTTGCCAATTACTTCTCCGGCCTTGGCACCTAGTGCGGCACCGCCTACAGTTGTAACGAGGCCTTCTTCTGTTTCTTCTTCGCCGTCACCGTGAACGATTTCTGTGTCGCCGTGCATTTTGTCAATCACAGATCTCATACTTGGCTCAGAAGTCATCGTTGTTGGCTTTGGCTCTGTGCCCATATGCTCATCACCAACTTTGTGTACACCAGCTAATTGCATAAGAGCACTTAGCATGTCGCCTAGTTCTTCACCGCTGTTGGCTGTGATATTCATTGTAGCAGGAGTATGTGGTTTCTCCATAGGCATCATTCCACATTCTTCAACAGGCTGTTGACTCTCTTTTACAATATTTGGATTAGTTGCATCTAATTCAGCAAGACGCTTCATTACATCAATCATTTGCATGGTTATTTCCTTGTTTCTTCGGCTTGCTTCAAGATGCCGGTTGTATTAGCATCGGAGTCAGTGTTGTATTTTGCAACACCTTCCGTGGGGATTTGTTCTCCACGAGCTTTACGCTCTAGTTTGAGAAGATCATTTAGTTCTTTGACAAATCCGGTGTTATACTTGTCACCATAGTAATCTTCAAATTTAGGACTACCGGCTTCTTTGTAATCAGGATCATCTAATAGAGCACCTTCACGCTTTTCGCCTTCTTGGTGCTGATATTCTTCAAGTGGTTCGCCAGGACGACGGACAACTAAATTTTGTTTATGAACAGATAAACCAGTGGCTAGGTATTCTGTTAATTCAAATTGAGTGCTAGGATAATCTAACGTTACTTCATAGATATGAACTTCGCAATTTTTAAGTTGCGGAAAATCTAACGGCAATTCTTGAACTGGCGTTGTTGTAGATTTTTTAAAGTTAGTCACAGCATAGCGATCTAGCAAAGACTCTAGAGTCTTTTCTTGATCTTTACTGAATTCACCAGCAACCTTGATTTTAAAAGGGTACTGTTTTTTCGACTCAGATAGGTATTCTTTGAAGTTTTTCATAGTGTATTATTTATTCAGATTCTTTAACTTTTCCAAGATGCTGTTACGATCTGTTAGTATGTAACCTTCACCTTCTATTGGGTTGTCACTGGTCCCGCTCTTTTTATCTATGGCTAATTTTTTAAGCTGTAGATCAACCATCTTTAACTTCTTGTCAATTTTGTTGGTTTTAGCTGTAATAGCCGCATTCATCATCTGTGCCGCAACTTCGAACATTTTTGAACCGTAACGAGCTTCTACATTCATACCTAGATCCATGAGATCATCGTAGGCCTGTTCTGCTTTAGCTGCCAGTGCATCTAACTCGCTGTCTGCCATATCGCCTAGACCCTTTACCTTGGGCAGGGCTGATGCAATTTTGTCAAATTCTTCCAGCTTTTCTTGAAGATCAATTGTAGGAACTGCCGGAGCACTAGGTGGGATCAACGGTTCTTCACTGGGTGGAAGATTTAATAAGGTTTCGAGTTTCTTGGTCATATTATTACTTATTTTTTCTTACTACCATTATGAAAAATGTCGTGCTCGTTGATTACTCTAAATTTGATCCCCTGTTGCTTGCACCATTCATTGGCCGCCTGCCACTTGGCTTGATTCTTTACAAACTGTGCTTGATTGTAGGGATTTTTACCAACTTTTTCTACAAGCATTTGACTAGCTGGTTTAATCTCAATAAGCTCAACGTGTTTTTTGCTATTTCGATCTGTGTACATGATTAAAAAATCAGGTACATAAACTGTTTGTTTGCCTGTGAGTGGATCCCTATAAGGAATCTTTAAAGGCTCACTGCTCCACTGTTGAATAGCTGGGTTATTATCACAGAACAACATAAATGTCTGTTCCCAACTGCTTCTATAAATTGGATCTCTTGCCCCGACATATTTTTCAGGATTTTTAATTACAAATCTGTCTTTGGCAAACTTTAGACTCATGGCAAGATGTTTCTTACAATTTCATTGTGTGGAGTGAATTTTGTAGCATAACCTAAAAAGCTGGTCTTCAATCTATTATAATTCATAATTTCTGCTACCAATGCACTGAGGTCTATGCTATCTAATCCTTTGAGGGTGTCTAACAAAGACATAGGATTGAGATTATCTTTTTTAGCCTGTTTGATTAATAGTACAGCAATGGCTTCGGCAGATACGTCTCCGAAATTCCTACTAGAAAAAAATCCTTTGATAGCATCAAATGTACTGGCATCTAATTCTAACGGTGCTGTGTAATAACTGTCAAATACTGCCACTGTTTTATTAGTTGTGTTTGCACTTGGTAAGGGTAAATTGCTGTAGATATTAGTTGACATTATATACCACCTAGGCCGCCGCGGCCTGTTAAGTTTGAAGGTTTGCCAGTTATAGTGTTATTAACACCGGAGTTACTGCTGGAAAATAAATTAACTCCAACTCGCCCTGCACTAGTCAATCCTTCATTGATCACACTTCGAGGACTGCCCGGTTGATTGCCGCTGGCAGCTATGTTTCCTAAGACGCCTGTTAATATGCTATAGCCTTCTTGTTTCAATCCTGCTTTGGACATTTGCCCAATGCTCTTAGCTATGTTTGCACCTCTCAATGCTAGACCAAGATAATCTAATGGAGTACTGGCTTCTTCAAAATCACCTTCTTCGCCGAAGATTTCATCAAGCCCGTTGAGCACTCCGCCGGCACCAAACAATTGATTCGAAGCAAGTCCGCCGGCAGTTAGCGGACTCGGGGATACGTCATAGTAGGCTTCTGTTAATCCTTCTGGACTACGTCCTTTTCTTATTTTTCCTGCACTAAACAATACTGCTTCATAGGCCACATTCATTTTAATGCCTAGTATTTTACTGCCTTCACTTTGATCCAATGAATCAAATGCACACTCTGATATCAAAGGGTTGACTAGTGTAAATTGGCTGAAACGTTTTTTATGTAAGACATAGATGTCAATTTTTTTAATTAATGGAGTTGATTGATAATTGTTAAAACCGTAATCGTAGTTTTTACTTCCGTACTTGGTATCACCAAACGAGTCAGGAGTTTCCATCTGTCGAGATAATGTGCCTCGGGCTTTTTTCTTGTCACCGTAGATGCTGTCCACATAATAATATTTGAGATAATTTTCCCAGAAGCCTCGAGTGATGTTGCTGTTATCATCATGGAACTCCATGCTAATAGGAGCATAGTTTAGACCAGTTTGAACCACTGTTTTTCTATTGTATTGATTAAGTGTTTCTGTTTTAATTGTAAATTTAGGAAGGTCACATCTTTTAACTAGGTATCCAAAATCTCTGAGACCTTTTTCTCTCCACTTTTGATTTAAAATATTTTTTTCATCAAGAGTAAATGCCACAAAAAACATGAAGCCTGCTTTGGGCGCTCTGGCATAGTTATTCTGTACGTAAAGTCTGCTGGCATGTTGATAGTCACGCAGGTCACCCTCAGCAGAAAACAGACCCGAACCCACTGAACCAAGAAAATTTGTAAAGGCATTACTCATAGTAATATTTAGTCAAATAAAAAAGCCTGGTTTTAAGCCAGGCTTTTTGTCAGTGATAATTAATATTAACCAGTAGCTAATGTACGGATTGTACGTCCTACTGCTTGTCCTAGGCCGCTTACTTCACCGCCTGGGCTTGTTAGCTGGATTGCGTTATCGTAGGCAATTGATAGATCAACTGATACAGGCTCGTTGCTAGAATAATCTACGTTACTGTATGTAGCTTGCTTGACAAAACAACCTAAAAACTCAAAAGTTTCTAATGTTGCTGGCTCGTATGCACCGTTGCCGCCATCTAAAATTTCTACTAACATAGTGAACTTATAGTCAATACCACTAGCAGAACCGCTTTGCTCAAAGAAGTCAAATTGTTTCTGTAGTTGTTCAGCAACTTTCTTACTTACTGCACCGGTTACATCATCACGTAAAGATAACTTAGCATCACCGAAACTGTGCTTGCCTAATAACTTGATAGTGCTGTTATAAACGTGAATTGGTATTTCTGTGAAAGTAATATCCGGTCTTGTAACGTTCATTACCTGCTTGGTCATTTCTGTTGTAGGTGTTCCAGCTACGCCAAAGTTCTCTAAAGTAACGCGGAAGCGATACTTGAGCTTTGGCATCAACAAACCTTGAGTTGATGCACTCTGGTTTGTTGACAGCGGAACTGTAAATCTGTTTAAACTTGAGATTGGCATGTGTAATGCTCCTTATTCTGTATATTTACCATTATAGTCCGGCTGCAATATCACCAGTATTTTTAATTCTCAAAGGAATGTAGATAAACTCTACTGCCTTAACTGGTTCAATAGCAATGTCTAACCATAGCTCAGAACGATCAATTCTAGCTGGTGTATTGTTGCTTGTGTCGCAGACTACTAAGAAGTCATATAGAGCACGTTGACCTACTAACTCTAGTAATAGGCTGTCTGTGGCTGCTTTAATTTCTCTGCGTGTCTGCGCATCGTTTGGCTCAAACAAATATGGTTTAGCAAGTATTGATAACTGTCTACGTAGATAAGCTACTAGACGGGCTACATTAATACGATCTAAAGCACTAGCGTTCGGAGCTCTAGTTTTTTGACCAAAGTTTACAATTCCAACTCCTGGTAGAGTTGCGATTGGGTTAACGTTTACGCTTTGTAGTACATCGCGAAGACTTTGGTGTAGACTTGCTGTTTTAAACTCGCCGGATGCACTGTCAATGTATCCAACGCTGGTAGCATTGTCAACACCACCACGACGTGTACCTGCTGGAGCAAACCATTGATAGCTCTTAGCATCGCTGTTAACGATTGTACGTAACATCATGTGACTTGGAGGAACAACAATGTTATTACCTGTGTTGTCATTAGTGAAACCACTTGGATAGAACATAGCCATATAATTGTCATAGCTTACTGCTCCATCGTCACCGTTGTCAAAGGCATTGGCTGTGTTGTTACCCCAGGCCGTTAATGTAGTGCCAGTTGGCTGTAAACGGAATGGTGTATCACCGACTACAAACGCTGTTTGACCACGATCGGTATTGAATGAAACCATGTTTGCAATTGCTTCTGGATAACCAGGAGCAGCAATTAGGTTGAATACCAATGTATCTGTATCACGGATAGCGGCATTTGTATCAATCATAGCTTTCATTGCGGCAACAACTTGACCACGCTGTGCGTGACGGCCAAACTTACCACTGCCATCTTCATTGGTACCATTGAATGTTACCCAACGATCAGCAAAGTATTCGCTGCCAACTTGGTTCATAACGTCTGAACCGTCGATTGTGTAGCGTAGGTTAGCACCACTGTTAGCACTGATGTTGATGTGACCAGCAACATAACGCTTGACGTTGTAGCCACTGCGACGTGTGTTCCATAGTTTCATACCACGTGGGTATAAAGCAGGATCAGGACAATCTGGGTCTACATAATCACTGGTTAATAGTGCTGTAATTGTAGCAGGACTTTGAGCCTGACCTGAAGCACCCCAACGTGCATCAGCAAACAACCAACCTGTTGGTGTTGTTTGATCTGTTACATCTTGTAGTTCCCACTTGCTGGTAACACCGTTGTAGGTATAAATTTCTTTACCATACATTTCCATGTTAGCTGTGCTGACCCAAATATCACCTGTTACCAATGCACCACCTGTGCTCTGTGCTGTAGGCTCAGTGGCAGCAATGATAGGACCATTTACGTCTGTAGCTGGATAGAACTGTCTGTAACCTCTCCAATGTGTGCCGTCATTGATCATAACATCGGCGTCAAGGACAGAGCTGTACCAGTATGAACCATCTGCAGGAGTAGTGTATGGTGCAGAAGCTTGTGCTACATATACCAATGGTCTCCAGTTACTGATCAACCACTCATAACCGTTGTCATTAGTTGGGGCAGCATTTACTCCTGGTGTACCTGTTTTAGCAACTGGATTATAAGCCGTCCATCCTGGATAGGCAGCAGTAGCATCTACAGATACATCTAACGGAGTATTATCACCGTCCATTAATTCAAAGTCACCGCCTAGAGCGTGTCTGAACGTCAATGTGCCTGCGGCAGCATCATAGGTAGCAGTAACGTTGGCTAGTCCGGCAGCACTTAGAGCCGCTGGAATTCGTTGAGCAACAGGAATTGTAGGAGAACCTTGAACAACTACTTCAACACCTGCACTCCAAACACTTGAACCTTTAACAGTTTCTCTTACCATGAATGTGCTGTCATTGTTTTCTGTAGCTGTGCTGGCTGCAAATACCACTGTAGTTGGAGAAGTGCTGTTACGTCTCCAAACGTTAAAGTTAGCAGTAAAGTTTGTACCAGTTGAATTTTCTATATTAGAATCAATGAACAATGTGCCTACTGGAATGTTAACACCGCCACCTGCGGCATCAATAGTACCTGTTGCTTTTTCTACGCTGTCATAGATGTTAGCACTTACAGTGTTCCAGCTTTCTGTAGAACCATTGTAATATTTGATTGACCAATTAGCTCCAAGACCTGGAGTAGTTGTCTTAACCCATACACTGCCATTTGTGGTAGCTGTTGTGTATGTAGGATACTGATAGTGAGGACTAATTGTTAAACTCTTACCACCGTTAAATCCTTGTTTAACTTCAACCCAAGCATTGGTGCTGGTGCTGGTTTTGTACCATAGTTGATTTGCGTTTTGTGATGTAACAAACATCGCATAATCGCCTTGCTGACCAAAAGCATCAACTGGTGTTCCGCTATCTGCGTCTGTTAGATAGTTGTCATTGTTAATGATCAATGGAGTCTTAACTGTGAAAGAACCTTGACCACTTGAATTCCACTCGTTAATACCAAACTTGGTATTAGCTGTGTCAATCCAATATGTTCCGGCTGTAGGATCTCCAGTAGGTACACTAGACTGGGGAGCAAGTTGTGCTAGATCGATGTCTGCTCTAGCAATATAAGCTCTGCTACTTACGCCTAACAAACTGTAGGCAGCTTGTAGACCGTATTCATTTAATTCGCCGCCGTGTACTGCATTGCCACTGGTGTCAGTGTAGAACAATGGTGTTCCGAATGTGTCGGCTAAATCACGTTGACTTGTGATAACGTAAACATTACCAGCATTAGCGCTGAGTGTGCCTTGTGCTGTTCCGGTTCCGGAAGCATTTGCTTTATTAGCAGCAGATGCTACAAAAATTAGAGGAACAGTTCCCGGGGCTGCGGGTGTGTAAAAACTTTCATCAATTACTGAAACTGATACGCCTGGTGAGCTAAGTGTAGCCATTCTATATCTCCTTAATGGACTTTGTTATATTTAGCACCGGCACCTAAAAAAACAGAGGTTAAATACTAGGTAAAAGGGGTCAAAAAGGGCAGTCAATGAGGAAACTTTGTAAAAATTGTCAACAAAGGCCTGTAGCTATTAACTATTATAAAGAGGGCCGACCTTTTTATAGGTCACAGTGTGATCATTGTGCTAGAGGCAGTAAAGAAGAAAGGCCACTGTGGGCCTTAGCTGGTTATAAGAAAAAAGACTCTTGTGATAAGTGCGGATTTAAAAGCAAATACAGCGAAGTGTTTAATGTCTTTTATGTTGATGGTAATCTAACAAATAATAGACCTACAAATCTTAAAACTGTTTGTGCCAATTGTCAACGCTACCTACATCGTGAAGGAGTTAAGTGGCGACAAGGTGATTTGAGACCAGATTTTTAATCTGCTCATACAGGCCGTCTATGCTGGTATTGTTAGAAATTATGTGATCAATCTTGCCGCCAACCCAGGCAGTTTCGCTGGCATGAACACCTAGAGCTTTGAGCTTTTCAGCGGCAAATATATCACCGTTATTTGCCTTGGCTGCCATGATATGCCAGCTAGGTAGTTCTCCACGTTGTACCCAAATTACAATACCGCCTGCGTTGTGAATGGCCTTAATTTCATTGGGAAATCGTACATCACTGATAACAATGCTGTCTTTGGTTTTACGCATTTTATTTTCTACTGAGGCGATCCAGATATCATCATGGAAGCCTTGACGACAAACTTCTGTACCCCAGTATTGTAGAATCCATCTTGGAGTTAGGTTAGGCATGTTCAGTCGTTGTGCCCACCAAGTATCAACTTCTTCACGCCATGCACGAGCTTCTGCTGTACGACCTTCAAGCAAGGTGCGGTCCCAACCAAATACATTTGCCACAGCATCTTTGAGTGTATTGGCAAAACTATCTCTACGGAATCCGTGAAAGTTAACCAAATAATCTGCGGCTGTATCTTTGCCCGAACCAATAAATCCAACAAAACCTACTATCATAGTATCTCCTGCGATACTATAATTTATTACATTTAGATTAAGTTGTCAAGAATTTTTTAGCCAATTACAAATGTAAGTGGATGTCCACCTTCTTTGTAATTGATTAGGTCTTGCTCTAGCATATCAAGTTCGGCCTTGCCTTCTGCTTTTAGAGCCGCACCATTTAATTGAGTACCACCCTGTGGACTGGCGATTGTAGCGAATTTTTCTCGTGCTTCGCCTAGCATGATTTTACAGGTGGCCAATGAATAGTCTTTTAACCACTGCCCAGCAAATCTATCTTCTAATAGATTAAAATCTGGTCTATAATTATCTATCCAAAGTAGCACTTCTTCAGGACCACGTGGGCGTTGATCTATGGTTAACAGTCTAGAAGTTTTATTGAATATAAAATTAATCTCACTGCCAAACATTTTACCTACTAGCTTTTGATAACTGGCAAACGCAAAATATGTGGCTAAACCGCCCATATTTGTGCTGGTCAACAAGTATGTATTAGCATAGGCTAGGTTGAATGGTTCAAACAAACTGCCACCGTCTCCGCCACCTGTTCTACTACCTATACTACGACGATAAATTTTGCGAACGTTTTCAATTTCTGGTGCTAGAACATAGTTATTTTGATCTACTTCTAGTGTTAAAAATGCAAAACTTTCTTCAACGCTGTTACTGCTACGTTGGCGGAATTTATTTAGAGCACGATCTATCGCTGTGTTGTAGTGAATAGGGTCTAACTCTACATCTACCATACCTGCGCCTAACATGGCCTGTACATAGTCGATAACTTTTTGGCGGTGATTTTCAGTTTCAGTCATACGAATATTTATCAGTTTATGGTGCGCTAAATATAAGACTATGCCAAGACTCTCATTATACAAGCCAGAAAAGGGCTCGGATTTTAAATTCCTAGATCGTGTAATCAACGAACAATTTCAAGTGGGCGGGACGGATGTCTACATACACAAATACCTAGGACCAGTAAATCCTGCTGATGGAGAATCAACTCCTGTCACTCCTTCTAATGGCAATTCTATTCCAGAATTAGGCATACAAGATGTGCTGTTAATGGAAAACAGAGATCGCCACTACGATCCTGACGTTTATGTAGTTCGCGGAATTTATCAAATGAGTGACCTAGAATTTAATCTAAGTCAGTTTGGTCTATTCTTACAAAATGATACAATTTTAATTATGTTCCATTTACGTGGACATTTTGAAGCACTTGGTAGAAAAATTATGGCGGGAGATGTCATAGAACTTCCGCATCAAAAGGATGAATACGCCTTAGACGACAGTACTTCAGCTCTGCGTAGATTTTATGTAGTGCAAGATGTAACTCGTCCTAGTGCTGGTTACAGTCAGACGTGGTACCCACATCTAGTCAGAGCAAAATGCGTACCGTTGATAGACAGTCAAGAATACAAGGAAATTCTTGACAGTGATTCGGGTGCAGAAGACGGTAGCACACTGCGTGATTTGCTGACTAATTATCAACAAAGCATTGACATCAACAATCAAGTCATTGCACAGGCTGAAGCAGATGCTCCTTTGAGCGGTTACGAGACAAAATCTTACTTTGTTCTTCCTACTAGAGATTCTGGTTTAATTGACATTGCTGATACCAGCAATACCTTAGATGATGCCAGTATAGATGATCGCCATGCTCTAGATGCCAGTATTGTATTAAACAGTCCTACTAGAGATCTATATGTCGGATATCTCACAGGAGATGGTAAGCCACCTGTTAATGCTGCCAAATACAGTTTTGGTATTGAATTTCCAGCCAATCCCCAAAAAGGTGAATTTTTCTTAAGGTCAGATTACTTGCCGAATAGATTGTTTAGACATGATGGTAAGCATTGGGTTGCCTATGAAGACAATGTGCGTATGACCCTGAATAATTTTGGCAGTGAAGATCTCAAAGGTCAGTGGGCTAATAGTGCAACTAAACAAACACTCAAAGGTGGATTCATTAATAATACAACTACTGCAACTATTGCTGGTAACGTTGTAAAAGAGCGTCAATCACTATCAAAAGCATTGCGAGCAAAGGCAGATAATTCATGAGTTCATATTTCTATGATGGACAGGTACGTAGATATCTAGTTCAATTTATGCGTGTTCTCAGCAACTTTAGTTACAAAGATGCCAAAGGACAATTGGTTCAAGTGCCTGTTCGCTATGGTGATATGAACAGACAAGTGGCACAGATATTGAGAAAAAACAGTGAGAACTCAATTCCCAGTGCTCCGCTGATTGCTTGCTATATTAAAGATATCAATTTTGATCGCGCACGTATGCAGGATCCTACATTTGTCAGTAAAATAAATGTGCGTGAGCGTGAATACAATGAAGCAACAGGTCAATATTTAGACATACAAGGTGCAAATTACACTGTTGAGCGTATAATGCCCAGTCCATTTGAAATTACCTTTGCCGCTGATATATGGACCACTAACACAGATCAAAAAATGCAGTTGTGGGAACAGATTGCTGTGATTTTTAATCCCAGTTTAGAAATACAGACCACGGACAATTACATTGACTGGACCAGTTTAAGTGTTTTAAATTTAGAAAGCCAAACGTGGAGTAGTCGTACTATTCCTCAAGGACTGGAGCAGGACATTGATATTCTAAATATGGTATTCAAAGCACCTGTTTGGATCACCCCTCCTGCTAAGGTTAAAAAATTAGGTATCATAACTAAGATTATCACAGATGTTCACGCTGTGGGTCAAGATACCATTGCTGAAAATTATGGAAACCCATTGACACAGGTAGATTTCTCCGGAGATGCCAATGAAAGAGTCACAGTGTCTCCTGGTAATTTCGATCTATTGATATTAAACAACACTGCCACATTGTTAAAATGGTCCAATGGAGCAGGTGATGACATTGATATTTCGGATGCTAAAAACAAACATAACTGGCACAGCATACTGAGTTTTTATCCTGGAAAATTTAGGGCAGGTTACAGTCAACTGAGATTACAAAAACCCGAAGGCGGCGAAATTGTAGCTTACATAAGCCTAAATCCCACAGACGATCACAGTATGCAAATTTCCATAGATCAAGACACTGTGCCCAGCAATACTGTCATTGCTGGAAGAGGCACAGTTGATGCCATTGTAAATCCTGAAACATTTAATCCTTCTACTAAGTCTGCTGGAACACGCTATCTAATTTTAGAAGATATAAACATCAACGATCAGTTTGGTGGTGTAGACTACAGCGGACCTGTAGCTTGGAAAAATGCCGACGACAGTGATTTCCAAGCACACGGTAATGACGTTATAGAATGGGATGGCACTGAATGGAGCATTGTGTTTGATTCTACAACCTCACCTGACACAACTTACATAACTAATATATACACCAACGTTCAATACAAGTGGGACGGAGAGCAATGGTCAAAGAGCTTTGAAGGTGTTTATGATAATGGTACGTGGCGTTTAATTCTATGAGTAAAATAGTTTGTAGTGGTGGTTTATTTCTATCTAGAGAAACTGGAAGATTTTTACTGCTACTGCGAACTCAGGGAAAGACTGCAGGAACTTGGGGATTAGTAGGTGGCAAAAAAGAACCCACTGACCTTACACCAGTTGATGCACTGACTAGAGAAATACAAGAAGAAGTCGGTAACATTCCTCAAATAAACAAAATTATTCCCCTAGAATTGTTTACCAGTAACGATCAAAATTTTCAATACAATACCTATGTATTGATTGTTGACAGAGAATTTATTCCCACTCTCAATGAAGAACACAGCGGGTTTGCATGGTGCAACTATGACTCGTGGCCCAAACCTTTACATCAGGGCGTAAAAAACAGTCTTGCTAATAAGGTTATACGGGCAAAACTTGAATTGTTGTTAGAACTAGTATAAAAGAAAACAGGGCTTAAAAAGCCCTGTTTTGTTATTAACAACTTACAAATTATTGTAAATTACCAGCTGGACCGCCACTTAGTGGCTGTGCGCCACCCTGAGGTGGTTGCCCTTGTTGTAGTTGTTGGTTAGCTTGTGTTCTAACTGTTTCAACTAGACCGGCGCTGGTCTCGTATGGTAATTTTACTAGACCCATGATTAGAATGTTTAATTCATCAATGGTAAGGTCTAGTTTCACTCTAGTAGGTTGTTGTGCAGTACTGTTTTGCATATAAAAAGATCTCCTATGCTTTTATTTATGTATGTAGTTTATCACAGACACAAATTATGGCGTAACAGCTGCCGGATCAGTCGGTGGCGGTGTTACTGGTTCTGCCCAAGGAAGTTGGGTTTCACTAACATCTACTACCGGGTTAACTTTCTCTGCGATTTGTTTGGCAATTACGCCATTAACGTGAGCTTCGTAGGTTCCAGTAACTGCAGGTTTTACCCAACTTAGAACAACTTCTTCAGTTAGTTGTTCGTAGGGAACAAAATCGTCTTCTGTAACACTGTCGGCGGGGATGGGAGTTGCACCAACAAATTCGCCGGTATTTCCATTTTCATCTGTGCCAATTTTTTTCCAATATGTTTGGAACACGACACCTTCGATGCCGCCTTTATCCATTTTCTTCAATCCTGTTAATTTCCAGGTATATGTAATAGCCATTTATAATCTCCTGATTAGTTGTGTTTATTTATTAAATTTTTTAGACCTCTACTGCATCGCGGTAGTATTGAGTAGATTTTAAAAATTCATAGGCCTGATCAATAACGCTGGCACTAGAGTTGATATCTATTGTCATAATTAAATTGGTTTCAGATCTAAATTCTACTCGTAAATCCGCCGCGATATCAGTTGGGTATACACCCATATGTGCAATTGGCATTTTCCCCGCATCCCTTGTGGCCTTGTTGTAAAATACTTGTACGCATACTCGTCCGTAATAACCTTTTTTCCATACATGATCTGGTGCATTATCGGGTCGGGCACCACCAGGATCTGGGATATCTGTTGGAATTTTATGCGTTATAACATCACTTACGACGTGATATGCTTCTTCGGCAACGATACCGTTGGCCAGTTCATATCTTTTAATTAGAGCCATTTTTTATTATTTCCCTGAGTTCTTCTATTTCTGCTTGTAGATCTTTTATCGCCTGAATTAGATAAGGCGTTATCTTGTCGTATTTAACTGTCAAGTAACTCTCGGCGCTAGAATTCTTGCCCGCCTTTCTACCTGATTTGTTTTCTGCAACCGCAATTGGTAAAATTTCTTGTACTTCTTGGGCAATCAGTGAAGTTTCTTCTTGACCGTCACGGAATCCTTCATATACTGAAACTGCGGTCTCATTCCATTGGAAACTAGACGGAACAAGTTTGCTGACTAATGCAAGACCGGATCCTTTTTCTAATGGTTTGATATTTTTCTTCAACCTACGATCGGACCAGAATGCTGTAACATCTCCGGGCACGTAAAAATTACGACTTTCCGAGTAAAACATCCACCCTGTATCATTTCTATGAATACCGTGGGCGTTGTAGTTCATCATCAGTTCTAAACCATCTTGGAATTCAATGCCGCGCCATCCGTTACGCTGACCGTCGATTTTCCAAGCACCGTAAGTTCCGTTATTTGGATAGATGTGAGCACCGTTTTCTCCAGAGTACATACCCTGGCCGGCCTGGACGTTCATCCAACGATCCATGTAGATGTAGTTACTGCCACCGTTGACCTGCATGACACGACTACCCATATCGTAGTCTGTGTAAAAACGCATACCTTCGTAACTGGGGTTTGCACCAAACTTAATACCAGTGTGGAAAGCGATTCTCAAGTCAGGATATGGATAGCCCCATCCGCCGCCTTCTTGGAAAATGGCGTATGCATGGGTTCCATTTCCACTATTGCCGCCTTCGCCAACAAATGTTAACCTCGACGATCTCAAGTAGTTATTAAATTCACCCGAGCTCATCTGACTATAACCATTTGGATCGCAGTAGTAGCCGGTGTTATTAGCATCGTACATGATATAAGAGTACAATGTGTATCCAGGATTACTATCTGACATGACAAACTCGCGCCAACCGCTTATGCCGCCACCCCACTTGCCTCGTGCCCAATATCTATTAGCAGTTGCGTCAGCAGCACCGACCATTTGCCAACCGTAAGCAGAGCCACCGCCAGATGTGGCGTAGTGCAGACCAGACTGAATACCCTGTGCGTGAATATATCCACCACCTTGCGGGTGTCCGGTGCCTCCGCCCCAGCACTCAAAGAAGCCACCGCCGTGTTCCCAGAAGGTATCCCAAGTGCCATAGCTAGTACCCCAACCTACTGTATTGGTCCAGTGATTCTGATCGCTGGTAATTCTACTACGACCAACTGCTCTATAACTTACACTCCAGTTTTGTTGAGTATAGTATGTGGGTTTGAAAAGATTGCTTTCGCTGTTTGGATCACAATACCATCCAGTATCACTATAATTGTAGAAGATAGGACTGCGAATATCATCAAATCCGTAGGTTCTATTACTTTCAACTTGATTTAAACGACTGGTGCTGGCTGGATCATCGTAGTATCCAGTATTATTACTATCATAGTATATACCAGCGTACAATGCTCCACCGCTGCCGTCGTTGCGATCGTGCATGGCAACTGTGGTCCAACCGCTCCAGCCGCCCCAAGCATTTCTAAATCTCAGATTACTGATCGGGCCGCCTACTAGTTGCCATCCAGTGTTACTATTTCCACCGTATGCATAATGATACGCCTGCGTACCTACCCAGTGACTTGTTCCGCTTGGCTGATTGGCTGGATTACCCCAAGAATCAATGAATCCCGAACCCCAACTGGCCACTGAGTTCATGTCGGTGGTGCCCCAGCCCATGGAGCCTACCCAATAACCAGTATCGCCTGTATAGTCGTTTCTACGGAAGTTACCTCTGCCAGTTAGGCCAATACGCATCTTACCGTAGTCTGTTAGACCCTGCCAGTTGGTATCACTGTTTAAGTCTGAGTAGAATCCTGTATTATTATAGTCATAAAAGATCGCAGATCTCATCTGACCGGATGAAGCTATATTAAAGTCTGAGAAGATCCAGCTTGTACCCCATCCCGGTGCACTGATATCAAATACACCGTGAGCGGTTCTATTTCTAATACCATAATAGCCGCCCAATTGAACCATGCCAGGACCCCAAGGTCCTCCTGCATCGCTTTGACCTAGACCATACCACGGACTGTTACTGACTTGATCGTAGGGGTTAGCCCAACCTACAGAATATCTACCTCCTTGGATAGCATTCATATAAGATGTGGTAGCGGGATTGGTATAATAACCGGTATTTTCCGTGTCGTAATAAATCGGGCCATAAAACGCCGATGGGGTGTATATATTTCCGCTGGTCCAAATACCACCATTCAGCTGCAATCTAGTATTAGTTCCACCATTGTATCTTATTGCAATAACGTGCGGATCACTTGGTAAGAATGAAGTACCGGCATATTCATAACCGATACCATACATGTTGCCCAGAGGCCAGCTTTCACCAATGGTCCAAATAACCTTGCTTGAAGTACCGTTGACGTTGTAGTCGCCCATCAAACCACCGTTGTTTCGGCTGACTAGATAGTTACTGTACCACATTCTACCGGCGAAGTTACCTTCATTCATGTTAGAATAACTGGCAGGGTCTGTATAGTATCCTGTGTTGTTTCTATCGTAGAAGATTGTAGCGTCAATTCTATTCTCTACATATACTGGACCACCGTTATACCATTGTAGATAGATACCATAACCACCACGACGTCCGTCAAGGTGTAAGTTACCGTTTGTGGTTACAACCTGTGCCCAGGTACCGTTATCACCGTTACCACCTACCTGTAGATATTCACCCCAGGTTGGGTTTGGTCCGTACAGAGTACCACCGCGAACTCGCATTGCACTATGGCTGGTACTGTTAAAGTCTGCATAATAACCAGTATCATTGGCATCGTAGTATATAGGAGCGTCCATTCTACTGTCGCTATATAATCTACCATATACTTCAACACCGTTGTTTGGAGCCAAATACATGTTTGTGTAACGAGTACCACCAGACGATGATGTATAGAAATACCATTGGCCGCCTGTGCCGAATCGCATATACGCCTGGCCAAAGCTAGGGTTAGGACGTCCAAAGTAATATGCCGGAGCACTGCTGTTACTGTTATTATCAACGTTGTAGCCGAATCCTGCCCAGTCCCAAGTATTGCCTGGCTCACTACACCACATCTGTAGTCTAACTTCGCCTGTAACGGCACCGTTTTGACTAGCCAACAGTCTATTTTTAATACTAGAATTTCCGTGACCACCATTGTTCCAGATACCACCGTATAGGTAAGTTTCTGTGGCTGGATTCATGTAGTAATTAG